ACCGTCCAAACTAAAATCATTGGCATCAATAGTTGTTAATCCTAAATTGGTTCCTTCAGCAAATTGTCTTACCTTACCAACTATTTCACCGTTATGGTTAAGTACCAATCCTGGTGGTAAAGTTCCTGCTGTTACATCATATAATAATGCTGTGTCAGTTACTGTTGTTGTGGCACTAACAGAAAACGTACTAATAAAGTTTGCATTAATGCTACCAAGTGCCGCCGCAGTATTCCAAGTAATTGTACTTTCAACTTCACCTAATACTCTTACTGTAAATGTTTTTTCTTTTTCAGCATATAAACTTTGATCTATAAATCTCTGTGCTGAAACTGTAAATTTGTATTCTTTAGTAACCGCAGGCATATAAGGTACACGACCAGCTATCTCACCTGTTGTAACATCTAATGTCATACCTGGTGGTATTGTACTTGTTGTATTATCTGGGTTTGTATTCTTTAGTACATATCTTAATTCTCCTACAAGTGCATTAGGATCAAACACATCTAAGAAAATAGTTACGTAGTTGTTTGCTCTTTTATAACCTAAGTCTGCAGGAGTTAACCACATAGGTGTTCTAATGAACGTATTATCCGCAGTAAATATTCCTGTGCCTATTTGCATTATAGTATTATCTGCACGTAGGAAATCATCACCTACTAAAAATATTTGAAACTTTCTTTTTGTAATTGTGTCACCATCACTAACACTAACAGTAAATTCATAAGTTCTGTTTAGCTTTTTAGGACTTTGTGTAGGAATAGCATAATCATATCCTTGTGTATCATAGTAATAACTTTCAAAACCGTTTGCACTTCTCATACCAAAATCAAACGCATAAGAATCGTATTGTGCAGAGTCGTAAAATCCATTACCAGCTCTATCATCTAATGCTAATATAGGATCTACTATACCAACTAGTTTACCATCTGTGGTAAGCGTTATTCCTGGTGGTAGCGTACCGTCTTGATCTGCGATATAATATTCTAAAGTTTGCCCTGTTGGTAAATCTGCATCTATGGCTGAGAGTTGGAAATCTACTACACTACTATCTAATATATAAAAACTATTATTAGGCCCTAATGGTAACTTACCTTCTGCTGTTGTCCAAACAGGAATATCAGGTCCTTGTACTTCTATCTTAAGTGTTCTATCTCTAACACCATCATCGTTTTTTGCCCTTAAAACAAATTCATATTCTGTGTCTCTGGATACTTCAAATGGTGTTCCTACAACTTTGTTATCTACCAAACGCATACCTGGTGGAAGTTCTCCACTTATCAGTGTAATAACGTCTGTGTTTAAATTGATATCTGTAACAGAACCTTGTTCTAAAAATATGTTTGGTGCAGATGCCTGTGTATAACTTAAAAACAATCCAACAATCTGTTTCGTGTAATCAGTAACATCATGTGCCGCTGGTGTTTTATAGTGTGTAACTTGACCTGCTAGATATGAATAATAATATACACCAGTTACACCATAAAATATTCCTCCTGCATCTGGAATAATACCACCTGTGTATCCTTGTGACTTTGCTATTTGAAATACACTATCTTGAGCTTCTAAGAAACTATATCCAAACGCATGAGATCCACCTGCATAAGGAATAACTGGATCTGCTGTACCATGTATGTTTAAAAACTTTCTTCCTTGTAAAGGAGTCTTTGCAGTATTGTATTCTGCTGTTGTAACACCTGTCTGTCCAGATGGAATATAAAACGTATCATTTCTAAACATAGGATCAAATAATTGTGTAGCTATTGTACAAATAACATCTACTGCTGTGTCATCAATTTGTACGTATGCTCTATTTGCCAATGCGGCACCATTACTAAAACCTACTATTCTAATTTTAGTATTGTCTACGTTACTAAAAAGTTTTAGTTGTGTAATTAAATCTTGTAAAAATTCTATGTCTGGTGCTTTTGTATTTTCGTGTGCAACATTCCAACCATTGTCATAACCTGTTGGAGCAACAAGAATATGATCACCTAGATAATTTTGCCAAGCACCTATTTCGTTAGTACCATTACCACCAGCACCATGCAATAATATTGCCACAGGAATACGTTTATCATTTAGTGCAGTAATAGTTGGTATTCTTATTGCAATAGGATAAGTGTATGTTACTTGCTGACCGTTTTGTGTCCAAGTTTTTGTAATGGTAATAGTTGTTGTATTTGATATTCTTGATTGTGCAGGAAAGCTGATTTCTGTAGTACTTGGGTCAAACCCTGTGCCACTAGCTGAACCTGGAGCAATAGGTAACGTAATAGAAGTGGTAACTCTCTCTTGTAGAGTTGCTAACTTATATCCTGAATTTTGTGTCCACTGTGGTACTGCCATATCAAATCCTTAAACTTTACAGTATTTATCGGAATTGATGGCTATTAAAGTGCTCTTTGTTGTTTAGTGCTAGGCCCAACAATGTATGGATATACGGGCTGTAAATTAGAGTCTACAGTTACGTGATAACAATATGTGCCATTTACATACTCTGGAGTTTTTTCAAATCTACCATTGTATTCGTCTAACAATCCTGTACCTATTTGATACTCGTGATCGTTAATAAACGTACCTGCTGTTTTGGCACCATACAAGTATCCTCTACCTGTTGGTTCTGTTGAATAGTACTGATATGAGCTTGTCATTCTAACTACTGTTGAAGATGGATCATTGTAGTCTGAATAGCCATAAGGTCCGTAAATAGGATAACCATCAAAACAGTATCCTAATATTTTACTGTGTCCATCTGCGTGTCTAAAGTGATCACCACTAAAGTTACTTCCTGTGTAATATGTAGCGGCCGGCGAAGCACTAGTAACCATTGACGTACTCCAACCTGCTGTTGATTCACTTGACCCTGTTGGTAAGTTTAAAAATTGTCCTGACATATAATGATATTGACCATTTGTTTCTGGCCATCCACCTGCATCGTCACCACCATAGTTTGTTCTAAATTGTACAGCATTATATTCAAAGCCTGTACCTGGTGCATCTGCTGTAGGATCTAGTCCTGGAGGTACTTGTGAAACTCCTGCACTTGGACTAAAGAAAACAACACCATTGTTAAAGATACCTAATGGAACCAATGAAGTTACTAACTGCGGATTACTTGTATTCTCACCACCTCTGTATGTAAATGAATAATTGTATGTTTGTGCAGATACAACATTAGCACTTGGTGAAAAAGCATTTTGTCCGAATGGCTTTCCAAATGCCGCCGGATTAGGTAAACCGTTTGATGTAATTGTTAGTGTTGCCATTTTTTATCCTTAACTTAAAACCCCTGCATCAAAGCTTCTAGCATCTGGTGTTAGTATTGCTCCAAAGTCTATATCAGTTTCGTATATTAACCAATCTGATAAGCCTCTGATATCATTACTTAAACTTCCAAAGTCAAACCCTGCTGTGTTAGGTTCAATGTTTCTAATATCAACTCCATGTACTAAACCTGTTACGTTACCAGTTAAAGCACCGCTGAAGTTACTTGCTGTAAGTGTATTTACGTTTGAAATATCATTTCCGCCAGCATTTAGGTTTCCACCTAGTTCTGGTGTAGTATCTGATTTGACTTCAGCCTGTGAAGCTATTGTTAATACGTTTCCGCTTACACTTGTACTAGCACCTGCACCACCAAGTATATTAAGTGTGCCACCGTCTGCTAGTTGCATACTACCTGTGTCTGAAACAACGTTTAATTGTTGTAAACCACCAGTAGCATTTATTGTAATTCCTGTTGTAGAACTAGTTAGTGTTATGTTTGAACCTTGAACTAGTTTCTTTAATTGTAGTTGAGAACCGACTTTTTGTGCAAACACACCTTCACCAGTATTACCTAAATTAGTAACAGTTGTTGACTCTGGAGAACGTAAATCTAGATCATCAAAGTTTTGATTAACCTTAATAAACGCTTCACGCAGATCATCACCTGTACCGTCGTTTGCTAGTGTTCCTATGTTAATTGTTTGTACTGCCATTTTCTCTTCCTATACTATATTTATCTATTGATCGTTCCCGCTAGTACCTCTAAATCTAATAGGATTTGGACTGCTGTAAGGCCAATGTGCTACCCTATTAGGAGCACCGTATAAACGTGGATAGCTGTTGCTGTAACTGAAGCTTTCTGCTGTACCACTGTCATATAGTGTTGCGGTAGCATTATTTTTTAAAAAGTCTTTGAATTGTTGTGCAGTTCCACCTGGATTTGCTTGTAACCATAATGCACCCATTCCTGTTATCTGTGGAGCCGCCATGCTAGTTCCACCAATCTTAGCCATGTAGTGTGTTGAACTTCCTGGATAAAGTTGTTTAGATCCGTATATACTTGTTTGGCTAGTTGCACTAGAGATATCGTCACCACCGGCGGTAACATCTATTCTTGGTCCACGTTCACTGTCAATTCTTACTTTTTCATCACTACCATATTGTACCGTGTCCA